GAATTGCATGGAAATTATTTGGATGCATAATAATGAACAAAGAATATATATGTTCAAACCTTGGATGCATTATCAAGAACTTACTGAAGATTTAATTATTATTAATTCTGACCACATTATATCAACGGCTGAACCTACAGAATATTTGGTATATCAATATGACATCGCTGTTAAAGATATGAACGACTCTGGCGATATTCGTCGTGTTGAATATTCACATGAGAAAAAAATAAAGTATGAAAAACTTGCGACTTATCTTAATGAACTAACAAAAAAGAATGTGAATACATCTATAGTCTCAGATCTAGATTCTGATAAACCTAGTAATATCATTCCATTTCCCCCTTTGATTCATTAGTATATTATCCCTGGCGTGTTAAGCTCTAGGGTAACACATTTTTATAAGAAAGTCAAGCTTGATAAAAAAGAAATTTTATGCGATAATTAATTTATATTTTGATTTATGAGATTTGTTATATGAAAAAAGAAGAGAAACCACATTACGTAAACAACGCACAGTTTTCCCAAGCGGTTGTAGATCATGTAAAGAAAGCCAATGAATTTGTATCACGCGGAGACCCTAAACCCGTGGTTCCAGATTACATAGCCAGATGTTTCCTCAAAATTGCTGAGGGACTTTCGCACAAAGCAAACTTTGTTCGTTACACATATCGAGAAGAGATGGTGATGGACGCTGTAGAAAATTGTCTCAAGGCGATTGACAACTATAATATAGAGACCGCTACACGCACTGGTAAACCAAACGCATTCGCATACTTTACACAGATTTCGTGGTACGCATTCCTACGTAGAATTCAGAAAGAAAAGAAACAACAGGATATTAAACTTCGTTATCTATCAGAGTCGGGACTTGAACAGATAGTTGCAGAAGAGTTTGAGAACAATTCAGCCGCAAAACAAACACAGGCCTTCATCGATGATCTTCGTGAACGTATCGACGCAGTGAAAGACGTTGATGATGCTGTGAAAGGTTATGCAAAGAAAGAACGCAAGAAAAGAACCCGCCACGTTGATTCGGACTTGACAAGTTTCTTAGTTTAGTGTAAAATATAATGAAATTTTGGACTATTTGGAAATACGCTCTTGGCGGATTTTCTGACGACAAAACTGAACCTTATGATGATTATGTTGCACTCTTACGGACTCTTATCGTCGGAGTTAATTTTCTTACATGTTTTTTTATAATGGCAAACGTAGTACATAACTGGTGAATAAATGCTTATAGCAATACTAAATGATACACACTGCGGTATTAGAAATTCTTCTGAAATATTTATGGACTACCAAGAAAAGTTCTATCGCGACGTTTTCTTCCCATACCTCGAAGAACATGGTATCAAAAAAATTTTACATCTTGGAGATTATTATGAGAACCGTACTTCGATTAATTTCAAAGCACTTCATCATAATCGGAGAATATTTCTTAGGCGCCTTAGGGATTTTGGTATTCACATGGATATTATTCCAGGCAATCACGATTGTTATTTCAAAAACACCAATCGGTTAAATGCGCTTAAAGAACTTCTTGGTCACTATATGAGCGAGGTTCGAATTATTGAAGAACCTACAGTTGTTGACTATGACGGGTGTAAAGTTGCTTTACTGCCTTGGATTAATAATGAGAACGAACAAGAGACCCGTGAATTTATACAGAACTGCAAGGCTGATATTTGCGGCGCACATCTAGAACTAAACGGTTTTGACATGCAGCTGGGAATTCCTTGTACAGACGGAATGGAGCCAGGCCTGTTTTCTAAATTTGAAATGGTTCTTTCCGGACACTTCCATACCAAATCGCAACAAGGCAACATTCATTATCTGGGTAGTCAGATGGAATTTTTTTGGTCTGACGTAAACGACAGAAAATATTTTCACGTTTTTGATACAGACACAAGAGAACTCAAAGCAGTGGAAAACCCTATTACTATCTTTGAAAAACTTTATTATGATGATACCAAACCACAAGCGATTAAAAACGTTTCATATCTCGATGAGAAGTTTGTCAAGTTAATCGTGGTTAACAAATCAAAACCAATAGAGTTTGAGAAATTTGTTGATAGAATTAATATGAGAAAAATTCACGGCCTTCAGATCGCAGAAAACTTTCAAGATTTTGCTGGTGCTCAGGTCGATGATGAAAATCTTTCTATTGACAGTACCGATGATTTATTGTATAGTTATATTGATGCGGTCGATACTGACTTGGACAAAGAACGTATCAAATCTCGTGTACGTGAATTAATGATAGAGGCTCAGAGTCTAGAAATTGTATGATTAAATTTCGTCAATTGAAATATAAAAACTTCCTGAGTACAGGAAATTCTTTTACTACTGTAAACCTAGAACTTACCAAATCAAGTTTGATTGTTGGTCAAAATGGTTCAGGTAAATCTACGATGCTTGACGCCCTTTCGTTTGCTTTGTTTGGCAAGGCTCATCGTAATGTTAATAAACCACAATTGGTTAATAGTGTTAACGGTAAGGATTGCGTTGTTGAAGTAGAGTTCCACGCCTTGGGTATGGAATATAGAATCCTGAGAGGTCTTAAACCCGCCAAATTTGAAATATGGCAAGACGGTGTAATGATTAACCAAGATTCTCACGCCAAAGAATATCAAAAAGTTTTGGAACAAAATATTCTAAAACTTAATCATAAAAGTTTTCATCAAATTGTTGTGTTAGGTAGTTCGTCTTTTATTCCTTTTATGCAACTACCGGCTTCTCATCGCAGGGAAGTTATCGAAGATTTGTTGGACATTAATGTATTCTCTAAAATGAATACGGTCCTTAAAGAAAAGATTAACACTCTCAAAGATTCTATCCGAGAGAACGAACACACACTTGAACTAAGTAAAGCAAAGATAGATACACAAGAGGATCATATCTTTGAACTAGAAAAAATCTCTGAATCTGCCAAAAGTAAATATGAAGATGAACTTAAAGAGCAGCAAGCAGAGTTGGCCCGCCTGGAGAAACTCGTTGAAGGGTATACTGATACCCAGATGAGAGAAGTTGAGAAGTTGTTGTTTGCAACTAAAAAACAAATCGACAAGCTCGAGAAGTTTGACTTTCAGTTTGATCAGAAGATTAAAAAGTTTGATAAGGACGTAAAATTCTATGAGGATAACGACACATGTCCCACCTGTGATCAAGAGATCGCCGCTGATACCAAAAGTAAAAAAATCAGAGAGACCTTCGAGTCAAAGGGACAGGTCGAAGACGGCAAACACAAACTCTCTTTCGAAATAGCAAAACACTATGATGAGATGACAAGGAATGAAAACATTCTGTCCGAAGAAACATCTAAGTTTCAAGATGTTGAAATGCATAGACGTGACATTAGTAGACTCAAACGAGAAATACAGAATTTAAGTGATGAATTATCCGCAGGGGGTCAAGACATGGACAGCTTGCAGACCGCAAAGTCTACGCTTGAAGATTTACGAAGATCACGTGAGAAGATTGTGCAAAGGAAAATGGAACTCGCAGAAGAACGAGAATATAATAATGTCATTACCGAAATGCTCAAAGATTCCGGCATTAAAACCAAAATCATCAAACAATATCTGCCAGTTATTAACAAACTCACAAACCAATATCTACAAGTCCTTGACTTCTACGTTCACTTTGACTTGGATGAGGGGTTCAACGAGACGATAAGATCGAGACACAGAGATGCATTCAGTTACTCCTCGTTTAGTGAGGGTGAGAAACAACGCATAGATCTCGCGTTATTATTTACGTGGAGACAAGTAGCTAAAATGAAAAACTCCGTCGCAACTAATCTACTAGTACTTGATGAAACTTTTGATTCAAGTTTGGATGCAGACGGTGTAGAGAATTTGTTGAAGATATTAGACACGCTTGATGATGAGACAAACGTGTTTATTATTTCTCACAAAGGTGAACTACTAGATAATAAGTTTGAGAGAAAGATTGAATTTACGAAATCTAAAAATTTCAGTAAAATTACTTGACATCTTTTGTTTAATTTGGTACTATATATTAACTACAACAACTCACATACACAATTAATATAGGAGTAAAAAATGAGTGAAGTAGAAACACAAACGGATGGTGCACCTCAAAGACCGCAAATTTCATTAATCGATTTGGCTAATGTTATTCAAATCCTTGATGCGGTAACCAGTAGGGGCGCCTTCAGGGGTGAGGAACTAGAAGCAGTCGGCTCGACTAGAAATCGAATCGCTGAGTTTGTTAAAGCTGCAACCCCTGAACAACCAGAAGAAGGTGGACCAGCTGATGCTGATGAAACCGAAGAAGTTGTGGTCGAAGAAGTAACCACTGAAGAATAAAACTTTAGAGAAATTATATTATGGAACTTTCTGAAAAAACAATGTCGGTTCTTAAGAACTATGCGACAATCAATCCTAACATTGTAATTGAAAAGGGTAGCGTGGTAAAAACTATTTCAGAAGCGAAGAATGTTTTGAGTTCTTCTCAACTGGATATTGTTTTTCCCGAAACTTTCGGCATTTATGACCTGAACGAATTTATTAGCGTGTTATCTCTTGTGGATAGCCCACGGTTGAAGTTCGAACAGAACCATGTTTTGGTGGTTGATAACTCTGGACGGTCTAGGACAAAGTATTACTACTCTGATTTAGACATCTTGACAAAACCATCAAAAGATATTATAATGCCTGATGCAGATGTTAAATTCACTCTGGATAGACAAACATTATCAAAAATCAAACGAGCATCCTCTGTACTTGGACACACAGAACTTTCTGTGAACAATTCAAACGGCGTTGTGTGTTTGTCTGTTATTGATAATAAAGATGCTACATCTAATGTTTTTTCTATCGACGTGGACGGAACATTTGGGAAAGAGAGGTTTAATTTTGTTTTCAACATCGGAAACCTGAAAATGGTTGATGGTGATTATGAGGTTAGAATTTCTTCTAAATTAATTTCGCATTTTGTGAATGCTGAAACCGCTACCGAATATTGGGTAGCACTTGAAAAATCTAGTACTTACGGAGTATAAAATAATGTCTGATAATCTTGAACAAATCGCTGATCTTGCTAACAGGGTCACTCGAAGCACAGTTGCTGTAATTGATACAGTTGCCGCACGTGGAGGTTTTCGTGGTGAAGAATTAGCTACGATTGGTCAATTACGTGACCAAAGCATTGCACTGATTCAGTTGCTTGAGAACGAAGGAGAATCTGGTCCAAGTCCAGAACCTATTCCAGATGAAGTATAAATTTTTCTCCTGTTCCTGATGATTTTAGCGGGATTAGCTCAGTTGGTAGAGCGCAACCTTGCCAAGGTTGAGGTCGTGAGTTCGAACCTCGCATCCCGCTCCAATCTTTTTACATTAGGTTCTAAATATTGCGGCGAGTCCGTGACAAGTCTTTCTTCCCGTTAGACTAGCGAGGTTAAACTCCTTGTCGCCGCTCCAATTTATATTATGGATTTTTGACTATGACCGACCAGTTCCTTTTCGTAGAAAAATACAGACCAAAAACAATTGAAGATTGTATCCTTCCACAATCGTTAAAAACTGTTTTTGAAAAAATGGTTGTTAGCGGTGACTTACCCAACATGTTGTTCACTGGAACGGCGGGACTGGGTAAGA